AAATGGCAGCCATAACCCGGGCTGCCTGCGGGAGATGTATGGATCACCTCCATTCTAAGTTTCACTACCTACATTTTCCCTACTGCTATCAATCTTATTTTTCAGTGCTGCTATGTACTTCATAAGCCACTCCGGCACCGGTGCACCCATACGACCGGCATTTTCCGTAATAGATAATGCTTCATTCAACATATACCATACTGTAACCAGCAAGGAAAGCATTGTATTTGGGAGATTAAATCCCAATACACCAGACGTCTGTATGATCACATAATCAATTACCATTCCTACAGCGATCACAAAAAGATACGCTACCTTTTTAGCAATGCCCTTAGCACCCTTTTTGCTGCTCCAGCCATAAGACTTATCATCTGGATGATCTAAAGCCTCCACTGCGCTTGCTGCCATACCTGAAAGGTAATCGATCACCATAAGGCAGAGCAAAATGCCCAGAAGATAAAAGGTTACTCCTAATTTCTGACTTAAATATGCAACCAAGCCGGTTACACAAACCTGAATACTCATACATGTGCTCCTATTCATCTTTATTTACACCTTCTTTCATCGTTTACTACGGATTTATCTTACATACAACATGACTGCTCAAAGCACTTAATTCCTCGCTGTCAAAGTCATTGTTATTAGCTTTTCGCCGGATCATCAATGCAATGTAACACTCCTCTTCTGCAGTGTATGAAACATTTGCCTTATCAAACGGAGTTTCTGTTGAGGTGGATCCACCTGCATCCGGATCTACTACCATCCACGGATTTCCATTGTGCATGACAGTTGTATACTGAAGGTCTGTATTTCCTGGAATGATTACATAATAATTCTGGACTTCATATGTGTCATCACAGGATACTGTCAGCGTTTCTCCTGCTACCAGCTTAATCCCTTTCTGGTCTGTATATGGGTATGACAATGCTCGCTTTCCGGAAGTGCTTATATCTACTGACAAGCCTGTTTTCCCCGAATTTGTGTACGGAGCATTGACATATTCTCCTGCAACCCAATCTGGTAAAAATTTTTCCCATACCGTAACCTGAAATTCCTTTTTATATTTTCCGCATATAACAGTAATAACCGCTTTTCCCCGTGCTTTTCCGGAAACGACCCCTGTTGATGATACATTCACCACATTAATATCGGATGAACGGAACCTGACAGACTGGTTACAATCTGTTGGAGCAATCTGCACCTGGATCGTTACGCTGGCTTCCCCTGCCTGTACACTGAATGTACTATCATTCGGAGTAACCGTCATTCCTTCACATGGAATAATTGCAGATGCATCTGAAACAGGAACCTCATTGATAAGAGTACTGTCAAAATACAGATAAATATATTCACCGTCTGTCGTTAGTGACAGCTTCTTTATCTGTTCTACAATCGTTTCCATAGTAAAAAGAGCAACACCATCCGTATTTTCTTTGATCTGCTCGTCCATTTCATTTAAAGACTGCGCAGACAATTTTGCTCCTGCTAAAAAGTTATGTGTTTTATATCCCATAGGTCTCTCCTTTTAAAAAAGTTCATTCTTATCCAGGATCGCATTTTCTGTATCCAGATGAAAGCCAAATATATTCTCGATCCAGTTATCAGAGTCTACTGCATCTTTCTGCTCTGTGTCACAGATCCGAAATTTGCCATTTCGGATATAGATCATGCAACCTTTCATTTTTATACTGTTTGCCGGCGCCTGGATAATGGAACGTGCAGGCGGTATAGTTTCTTCATCATGCCCATATATCACACAGTTCGTAAAAATACCAGACTCCAGTACGGTTATACATGCTTTGGAAGGCCAGGAAAGCTGATGATAAAGTTTGCAGTTATCTGCCCGCAGCCACTGTACTCCATCGATCAGTTCTAAAACGATCGTATCCGTCATATAAAGCTTAAGCGGATGGTTATACGCATTTTGTACCCTCCTGAACACACATCCGGATATATAAGCTTCTTTCAGATTTTCATATCCGGAATTTGGCTGTAGGACCAGATTTTTTCCCCTTACCTGATCAAGGTATACACGTTCTGCCAGTCCAAATGCATTGCCCCAGCATCCGCCTCCATCACACTGGACCAGTAAATTTGAAATCCGTACATCTGGTGCCGAAATCAAAAACGCGGTCGGACTTCCCGACTCATTTGAACCAAGGATACGGATTGTACAGTTTTCAAAATTCACTCCCAGTCCAGCAGCATGACTATCCATGACCTGTTGATAACGCTGAGATCCATCGATCCGTGTTGCTTCTTTATATTCCAATCCAAATATACAGTTCTGGACTTTAATATCTGTAGACCAGTAAGAACGATTTCCTGCTACAGAAACTGTATGCTTACAGTTCCATGCCTCACATCCATCGATCACAATACCGTTTCCATTTGCACAGATCCCATAACCTCGATTAGTCACATCACAGGAAAGATCATCTGTCCAGCCGGAAGAATAGCAGTCGCAGATCGTACAATAGCAGCAACTGTCCACCAGAATTCCAACGGATCCAGTTCCTTCGGTGTCGGTGCAGACAGTTGATACATTCTGTATGCAGCTGTGACACATCTTTCTTAAATTCAGCGCAACCAGACCTTTAAAATTCTGGCACTGGAATTTGATATTTTTTAAAACAGCACGATACTCATTGAATTTGGACTCCGTATAATCTGTATATGTTTCTTCCTGTGGGATTGGTTTCCTGCCATGATAAGAAACATATCCTCTGTGATAGGTGTCATAAAATGTATTCGTTTCACTGATGATACTGCAGTCTCCGTCTTTTCCTTCCGGAAGCGTACTGGCATAAATAGCAAAAAAATCACTGTTATCCTTAAAATCCAATGCTCCTCCATCACAATGAAGCGTATAGCCGCAGCCATCTAAAAAAACATTCTTATCTATGACCAGGATCCTTGATTTCAAATAGAGATCCTGTTTTAGCATCACAGGTCTGCCTGTTTCCAGTGCCTTTAAAAGAGCCGGACTGTCATCATCAATTCCATTTCCCTTTGCCCCAAACTGTTCTGGTGTTACATAAATATCCGAAAAACCCGTTCCAATGTTTTTCAAATACTCTGCCAGTGTTGTACCATCCTCATCTCCCATCTCAACGGCATCCACCATTGTTCGCGGATACCATCTTTCCCATACTGGACTTGCTTTTGTACCTGCATTTCGATACAAATATGCTCTTTCTTCGGCCATACTTCGCCTCCTAAAATTTTGCCAAATACGTTGTATCCGGCATTTCATCTTGTGGGTCTACGTCCAGGCGTCCCGATATGATCCTCGCCCAGTTTTCTCCGGTCTGTGGCGCAGCACTGCTGTAAACCATGTTTGTCACACTCGCTCCGTAAGCTGAACTGACAACTGCTCCTATGCCCATCAATCCCACTACAATATCTGTAATCGGCTTCTTGTAGACTTTAAACGTTATACTGCCATCATTGGAAATTCCCGTTCCGGAAGCGATGATCCCAAATGCCTTATCATATGCATCATGTTCCTCTTTTGACGCACCATCAGCTAAACCACTCACCAAAAGCGGGTTATCATCTTCTGTAACTTCATCAACTACTATCGTCTGAACATATGGTACCTGATTGCCAGTCCAGCCACTTGCAGTAAGTGTGACCCATGTAACATTACTTAGCCGTCTGCTTATGGCAATACTCTGATTTTCTACAGATTTAACAGTCCGATCCAGTATATCCATATTGCTATTAAAGTCATCAATGTTTATATATTCATTCTTTTCCGGCTTTTTCAGTTTATAATTTGCAGTCTCTTTCATAATCTCACCGTCCTTATTTTCTCCCAGGTATAGGAAGTCGCCTGCTGCCAGGTCAATGCGCTGATATCAGACCATGTATTGTAGATATATTCATATTCGACTGCCAGATGCGCCGGTTTGATTTCCTCAATGGTAAGCTTTAAATCTGCCATGTTTCCAGGAATACCGAGCGTACCAACAAATCGGATCACAAATCGACTATTTGCATTATCCTCTATTACCTCCACCTCGCCGTTTGAATAACTTTTTGAAACACTTTCGATCATTTCCTTCGTTGTGGTTCCCGTTCCAGCAAGCTTTGCACAGATTCTTTCTCGTCTGTAATCATTTTCTTTTGTAACATCAATTGTCAAACCGAGTAAATTTTCATACCTGGACAATAACACGGATGCCGTTGAAGCAAAGCATTCAGATATCGTATC